AATCAACGTGCTGGTGGTGTCGAAGACTCAGGAGCAGGCGAAGAAGTTCCTGTATGCGATCAAGCAGCGCCTGACGCATCCGAGGTATGCGGATTTGCAGGTGGCGTTTGGACCGGCTGATGGCTATAAGGCGACGGCGGACCAGTGGGCGGCGAACAAGATCTATCTGGGTGGGGAAGCCCGGGACTCGGGGGAGAAGGATCCCACGATCGAGGCCCTGGGGATGGGTGGTCAGATCTATGGTTCGCGCGCGAATCTGATCGTCCTTGATGACGTGGTGACCCTGTCGAATGCGGGGGAGTGGGCGAAGCAGCAGGATTGGATCCGGCAGGAGGTGGCGTCTCGTCTGCCACCTGGCGGTGGCCAACTGCTGGTGGTGGGCACGCGGGTGTCGCCGGTTGACTTGTATAAGGAGTTGCGGAACCCGGAGCATTACACGGATGGGCGGGTGCCGTGGACGTATCTGGCGATGCCAGCGGTCCTGGAGTACAAGGACCGGCCTGAGGATTGGGTGACGTTGTGGCCGAAGTCGGAGCAGCCTCTGAGCGAGGCTGACACCCCGGATGGGGATGGCCTGTTTGAGCGCTGGTCGGGGCCGCGTCTGAGTGATGTGCGTAACGAGGTGGGGCCGGGCAAGTGGAGCCTGGTGTACCAGAACCTCGATGTGGCTGAGGATGCGATTTTTGACCCGGTGTGTGTGCGTGGCTCGATTCAGGGGATGCGTAAGCCGGGTGCTTTGGTGGGTGGGGCGACGGGTCACCCGTTGAGCCCGGAGAACTTCTACCGGGTGATCGGCCTGGATCCGGCGATGAGTGGTGATACGGCTGCGGTGGCGTACGCCGTGGATCGGCGCACGCATAAACGCTACGTGATGGACGTGCATGTGATGACGTCTCCTACTCCGGCGGCGATCCGGTCGCTGTTGCGGGAGTGGACGGATGCGTACAGGCCGCACACGGTGATTGTGGAGTCGAACGCGTTCCAGTTGTTCCTGACGCAGGATGAGGAGATCAGGAACTTTCTGGCAACGAGGGGTATCGCGTACCGCCCGCATTACACGGGCAACAACAAGCAGGATCCCGAGTTCGGTGTGGCGTCGCTGGCGCCGTTGTTCGGCACGAAGGTGAACCGTGACGGGCAGGTCGCGATGAAGCATGCGGGCGACAACTTGATCGAGTTGCCGTCCGTGCAGGCGAATGAGCATGTGAAGAAACTGGTGGAGCAGTTGATCACGTGGCAGCCGGGTGTTCGTGGCTCGAAGTTGAAGATGGACACGGTGATGGCGCTGTGGTTCTGCGAGATCGTGGCCCGGGAAGTCCTCTCGCAGTCGTCTGGTGTGGAGAGGTTTGTTCGGAATCCGTTCGCTGCGAGCAGGGATGTTGATTCCCGGTTCGTGATCAATCTTGATGAACTGGCTGCGCAGCAGCAGTTGTCCTACGTGTAAGGAAGGTGGTGACGGGTGAGCGAGTACAAGGAACGCTACGACGCTATTCGTAAGCGCAACAGCGAGCGTGACAAGCGTATGCGGGACGTGATGCTCGTTCGTGCCGGTCATGCCGAGCAGGTGTTCCCTGGCTTGTTCCCGGAGGGGGCGTGGTCCCGTCCGATCGTCGCCAACCTGATCGATGTGGTGGCGAAGGATCTGTCTGAGCAGATCGGTGTGGTGCCGACGATCACGGCGACGGGCGATTCGGCACTGGATGAGTCTTCGCGGACGAACGCGGACAAGCGGACGAAGATCGCGAACTACTACGTGACCGAGTCGAAGTTGGGCACGGGCCTGATCCGTGCAGCGGACCAGTTCATCACGTACGGTTTCGTGCCGCTGCGCGTGGAGCCGGACCTTCGCGGTGGCCGACCCCACATTCACGTCGACTCGTGCGAGGGCTCCTACTACGACATTGACCGTTTCGGGAATGTGGTCGCGTACTGCCAGGTGTTCCGCCGCAAGGCCGGTGACCTCGCGGCAATGTTCCCCGACATGCGTGACCGGATCCTGAACTACGGTGGCCTGACCCGGGCGGACGAGTCGCAGTTGATGGAAGTGGTCCGCTGGTATGACGCGAAGTCGTCGGTGATGTTCCTGCCGGAGCGTGGCGGGGCACTGCTGGCGTCGGTGCCGAACCCGACCGGGGTTGTTCCGGTCGCTATCGCGCAGCGACCCAGCCTGGACAATGAGGCTCGCGGCCAGTTCGATGACGTGCTGCCGGTGTATGCGGCGAAGGCACGGCTGGCTTTGCTGATGTTGGAGGCGACACAGAAGTCGGTGGAGGCGCCGCTGGCGCTGCCGCAGGACGTGACCCAGTTGAGCATCGGCCCGGACGCAGTGATCCGGTCGAACTCCCCGGAGAAGATCCGCCGTGTCCCCCTGGACCTGCCGAGCATGGCGTTCGGTGAGAACAACCTGCTCAGTGACGAACTGCGGTTCGGGACGCGTTTCCCGGAGTCCCGCGCCGGGCAGGCCGACGGGTCGATCGTGACGGGGCAGGGCGTGAAGGCCCTGCAGGCGGCGTTCGACTCACAGGTGCGTACCGCGCAGGGCATCCTCGGTGAGGCTCTCGGGGAGGCCGTGTCGATCGCGTTCCGTGTCGATGAGGCGTACTTCCCGAACCAGTCGAAGAACGTGTCCGCTGTCGCGAACGGCACGAAGTACCAGTTGAAGTACTCGCCCGGCAAGGACATCAAGGGCAACTACGGGGTGAACGTCGAGTATGGGCTGATGGCCGGACTGGACCCGAACCGTGCCCTGGTGTTCGCGCTGCAGGCCCGTGGCGACAAGTTGATCTCTCGCGGCTTCACCCGCCGCAACCTCCCGATCCAGATCAATGCGACGGAGGAAGAGCGCGCGGTGGACATGGAGGAGATGCGTGACTCGCTGAAGGCGGGCGTTGCGTCTCTTGCGGCTGCGATCCCGCAGATGGCGTCACAGGGGCAGGATCCGACGAAGATCGTGCGCTCTCTGTCGACGGTGATCTCGGAGCGGAAGAAGGGCACGCCGATCGAGGACGCGGTGGCGAAGGCTTTCGAGCCGGAGAAGCCGCAACCGCAACCGGAGCAGCAGGCCCCGAACCCGGCGATCGGCCCCGAGCCGACACCGGGTGGTGAAGAACTTGGTGTGGAGCAGGGCCCGGTGGATAACGAGGCGATGCCTTCCCCGCCGCCGATGCAGCGTCTTTTGGCTGGACTCACTGGAACGGGACGACCAGTGATGTCAGGAATGGTGTCCCGTTCAGTTCCCGCTTAAGGAGAAGAAGAGATGGCGTACGGCAAGCAGGGTGGTAAGGCTCCGGCCCCGGTGGCGAAGCCGATCATGGGCAAGAAGAACGGCGGCAAGGTTGTCGGTGGTGGCGGTGTCGCCAAGCCGATGGCTAACAAGACGTTCAAGGGCAACGCTCGCAAGGGCAAGTAACTACTAGGCGAGGTCATTCCCCATGCCAACAACGTACGATCCCCGACGCAAGCGCACTACGGGTGCGGGCGTGTACTCCGGTTACGGCAAGAATTTCAAGCCGACCGGGAAGTCATTCGGCACGTCGCAAGAGTCGGCAGCGCTGAAGGCTCTGCAGTTCCTTGTCGGCGATGGCGGTTCCGAACGCCAAATCAAGGGACCGGACGGTAGGACGTACACGGTCAAGATGGAAGAGGGCGGAGTCAGCGGCGTTGCTGGAGCCATCGGTTCGATGGTTGCCAAGAATGTCGCTGCCGCAACAGCCAAGAATTTGGCTAAGTCTTCGGCGAGGGGCATGGGGAAGACCGATCGTGCGGTCGGTGCGGATGCCGCAAAGGCTGCATCTCGTCGCACCGCCAGTGAGTCGTCAACGATCCGCAAGGGCAACGAGGCGGCGAAGACCCCGGAGATGGCAAAGAAGTTGGAGCAGCAGGCTGCTGCATCGAACGCATCGAAGTCAGTGAACGCGGCAGAGCGTTCTCCTGTTGTGCCACGTACTGGCACGTCGACCGGGGCGATCTCTAAGGGCATCACGCAGAAGCGTATGGCTGAGTTCTCTGCTGACAAGGGCGGGCGTATTGCCAATGCCGGGAAGAGCAAGCGCACTCCGGCTCAGGCGCGTCGAGCGCAGGCTGACCTGGAGGATTCGCTGAAGCGTGGCGCTCAGGCCCGGGCTGAGGGACGCAAGCCGGGCGAGGACATTCCGTCGGCGACTGGCCGTGGAATCTATGACCCGGTTCCGGCTCCGCGTTCGACTCCGCGTCAGGCTGATCGTGAACTGATTAGCAAGGCGCTGACGAAGCCCCGCAACCCGGGGAAGAACGCGTCGGCTGCGAAGCAGGAGAAGTACCAGAAGAATCTGGCGGAGTACAACAAGCGTCAGGCCGACATGAAGGCGAAGACGAAGGACATCGACGAGGGTCGTCGCAAGCCGACGGGTGAGTTGAAGGGCGCGTCGGCGAAGTCGGCACGGCGCCAGGAGGAGAAGCGGGCGAAGAGCAAGGTCGCTGCCGAGACTCCTCCGGCTCCGAAGAAGCCGAGCGCTACCAAGCCCAAGGCGGGCGATCCCAAGCCGGGGTCCGAGCGCAAACTTGACGAGATCGGCGAGAAGGAACTCTTCTACCAAGAGCACGGCATGTCGGGGTACAGCAAGTCAGCCATCGACAAGATGTGGAAGGCAAGGCAAACCGCGCCAGCGAAGCGCCCGAAGCCTCCGGCCCCGAAGAAGCCGCGCACGCGTAAGCCTGCCGCTCAGAAGGCGTCGACTGATGTTGCGCCGACGAGCGCCACGCGTGCCGAGCGGGTGTCGAAGCCGGTCGACATTGTTGCCCGGCCTGTGCAGCCGAAGGCGGGCAAGTCCACTCCGATGGGAGCGAAGCCGACACAGAAGGGCCCGTTCGCGTCCGGGTCGCCCCGTGCGATCGAGGCGCGGCAGCCCGCTAAACCTCGCGGCAACGTTGGCAAGTACGGCCCGAACAAGCCGTTCGCTCAGGGCATGGGCCCGGAGGGCGGCAAGCAGGTGGCAAAGAAACTGGGGCGCAGTGTCACGACCACTGCTGCCGTCGGTGCCGCCGCAGGCGGCGCCATGGCACTCAGCAAGTCTGATGCCGGTAAGGGCAAGCCGGACGCGAAGACCGGCACGGGAACTTCCGGCAAGGCCGCGAACGCGAAAGCGTTCGAGGACTCCAGCCGCAAGCAGAGCGCGAACACGCGTACCCGTGAAGGCATCGTCGACAACAAGGGACGACTGATCTCCCGCAAGGAGTTCAATCAGCGTTCAGCGTTCCGCTCCAAGTTCGGTCTGGATGACATGACCGAGGCGCAGCGTGAGGCGTGGAAGAAGAAGAACCCGGACAAGTGGAAGGCCGAGGTGCAGCGGCGCGAGGAGTACCGCTCGACCTCTGGCAAGAAACGGTTCGGCAAGAAGGCCCTAAGGATCACTGACAAGGCGAAGACTCGCCGAAGCGCGTAGGAGGATGGCATGGCACGAGGCGGTTATCAGCCTCCGCGTAAGCCAGCCCCGGTGAGCGGGCCTGGCCCGCTGTCGAAGCGCACGGACGGCCAGCCCGTCCGTGACCTTCCCAACCCGGCATACGGGGAGGGGAAGGATTTTGAACAGATTCAGCAGGGTGCGCGCATGGAGCGTGCGGCAGGGCCGCAGGTTATCCCATTGAATGCTCCAACTCAGCGCCCTGATGAGCCTGTCACTGCGGGTGTCCCGTCCGGTCCCGGTGTGGGACCGGAGGCGATTGGTGTGGGTTTGTCGAACCGTGACCAGTCGCAGGTGGACGCACGGCAGATCGCTAGGTATCTGCCGTCGCTGGAGCGGATGGCTAATCGGCCTGGGGTTCCGCCGTCGTTTGTTCGTTTTGTCAAGTACGTGAGGGATACGAGCCTGTGAGTTTCGTGAACAACATTGCCGCCGCCGTTGACGCTCTCGGTGTCGAGGCTGCCGGTGTTGTGTACGGGATTGCCTTGACTCCGTGGGAATCGGATCAGGAGCGGGACGAGTTTCTGCGTCTAGTGTCAGGTCGTCGCGATGGCTAACGAAGGCGTGATGCTTTGGGCTGAACGCTCACGCCAGCAGCGGGAGAACGTTGCCCGCCTGCAGGAGCAGGAAGCCAGGCGGTTGCAGGCACAGGAGGAGGCTCCTGCCGAGCCGAACTTCATCCAGTCTGCTGTCGGAACGATCGGCGGCTGGCTGGACAACATGTGGACGGACGACTTCTCTGCTGTCCCCGTACTAGGCCCTGCCGCAGCGGGTGTCGGCTCCGGCTACACGGCAGCCACCGAGGGTGTCTCGATGGGGTTGTCGTCCGCCGCCCTGGCGGCCAATCCGCAGTACTGGGCGAACCGTGGCGAGAACGGTGACCTGTTTGCTGATGCCCGCCGGGTCCAGCCCGGTCGTGCTGGTGTCGCGGCAGTTGACGCACTCCAGCCGTACCTGGGTGTGGCCGGGACGATCGCGTCACCGTTTGGCGCCCCAGACATTTACGAGAACGATCCGTCGTTCAACATTGCGAACGACGCGCAACGCGATCGTGTCTTCAGCGACGACATGCGCCTTCAGGTGACGTCTGGCCTGATGGACGGACTGGCGACATGGTTCCTGGACCCGCTCGTCATTGGCGGCAAAGCCGCCAAGGTGGCCCGCTTCGGCACCACGGCCATGGGGCTGGGTAACGATGTTGGGGCCTTGGGCAAGGTGACGTCCGGGTTCACGAACCGTGTCGTGCGCGATGCTCGTGGAATCAACAAGAACGTCGTCAAGGCGATGGAGACCGAGGCGGACGTTGCCCTGGCTGGTAGCCAGTCACCCGTCGGGGTGATTGGTGAGCGCATCGCTGCCGGAGGCTTCGACGATCTTCTGGAACTGCCCCAGTTCCAGGGATCCAGCCGTGACCTTCTTGCCTCTGCCGGGTCGGCGATCACGACCCGCGAGGACGGCATCATCTTTGCTGCGGCTGCCGCTGGCAGCGCCAAGTACCAGGCTCTGCTTCGTGACCGGGCGACGAGCCTGTACGCGGGACTGCAGCGGGTGACGCGCAACAAGTACGAAGAGATGATCCTGAACACCCCAGTAGGCGCTCGTACCCCGGCGATCCTACCGAAGTTCCTAGAGAGGGACTTCAGCGTCGAGTCCCTGCTCGACGATCTGGCCAAGCGTGACCCCGAACTGAAGGCAGCGCTGGAGGCCGAGGGCATCCGCACGAAGGGCGTGCTGGCTGCCGCTGATCTGGTGGATGATGCAGGCGGCCTGCCGCTGATCGAGCGTGCCGGTGGCACAAGCGTCTTGGGCATGCGGGTGGCTGATGCGTGGCGTGCGGGCCGGGAGGCCCGCAACCCGATCTTCCGCGTGAAGGACAACGCCCTGACGGGTGTCCCGGGCGCGGTGCGCCGCAGCAGAGACCTAAACCGTGTGGACGGCACCGCACCGGCCCTGGTCGAGAAGGTGTTCTACGGGGCGTCGTCGCTGACACCGAAGGTCCGCATGCTCGACTGGGTTCGCGGCTATCAGGCCGCTGGATACATCGACATCTCCGGCTTCAACCTGGGCAAGTCCTCTGATGAACTGCGTGCAGCACTGAGTGACTCGAAGACGATCCGCAAGGACAAGCAGTTCGTCGCCGAGCAGTTGCGCATCTACGGTGCCGCCACCACTGCCGAGAGTCGCATGAAGGCCATTCAGAAGATCGAACGCAACGTTATGCAGAAACTGGCCGACAAGGGCACGGAACGTTACGGCAAGACGGTCAGCACCGAGGCACTGGAGGCGATGTACAAGGTTATCGATGCCCGCCGCGCTGAGGTTGTCGGCAACTTCAAGAAGCAGGCGTACGGTGTTGATCCCGAGAATGGTGACCTGATCACGGCGAGCGCGGTTCTGCGGTCTCAGTTGGAAACCAACATGCCGATGCTGAACCTGCGCATGATGGAGAAGTCACTGAAGATCCTGCGCAAGCATGATCCTGATGATCTCGGTCTGGTTCGCGGTGCCGGTCTGACATCTCAGTCGGCGTTGAACGCACTGGATGAGATCCAGTCTGTGTGGAAGGCCGCTGTTCTGCTGCGTTTGGGTTACACGATTCGTAACACTGGTGAGGGTTGGCTGCGTACCGCAGCCTTCCTGGGATCTCT